TTATTAATTTATTGTGCAAGTAACGCAAAAGTAATAACTAATATAAATAATTTAAAAACACCATCTAAACGTAAATCACCGGAGCACATCGATGGTTTTGTAGCCATGTTAATTGGCCATAAAGAAACATTGAATATGATGGAAGATGTAGTTCCACAAGACGAATATGAAAAATACTTAGCTGAATTTTATCGATAAGGAGTGAAAGAAGTGGCAAAATCACTCATTTATTATTACAAAGAAAACAAAACCAATATGCCTATTTTGACAGGAAGTTCTAGTAATTTTGAGTGTATTTTATACAAAGAAGAAATAAATAAAATCACTGAGATGTTCCCGAGGGCAAAAAATAATTTATACGTATTGATTGATGGTCATGAATTTAAGTTAGACTAGCATTTTATTTTTTGATGAAAGGCGGTGAGAAATTGGGTTTAAGGGACAGGTTTTCAAACTTTTTAATTAGACAAGTCGAAAAGCGTGGTATGTTCGAAGATATTTTTAATAATACCATCCGTTATGGCGGTAGATATGCAGGCAATGATAATATCTTGGAATCTAGTGATGTTTATGAATTACTACAAGATATAAGTAATCAAATGATGTTGGCTGAGATAGTTGTGGAAGATAAAGATGGCAAGGAGATTAAAAATGATTTTGCTCTTAAAGTATTGAAGAATCCAAACAACTATCTTACACAGTCTGAATTCATTAAATTAATGACTAATACCTATTTACTTCAAGGTGAAACATTTCCAGTGTTAGACGGTGATCAATTACATTTAGCATCTAATGTTTATACAGAATTGGATGATAGATTGATGGAACATTTTAAAGTGAATGGCGAAGAAATTCCATCATTTATGGTTCGACATGTGAAAAATATTGGTGCTGATCATCTAAAAGGTAAAGGTATTCTTGATCTAGGAAAGGATACGCTTGAAGGTGTTATGTCAGCTGAGAAAACCTTGACTGATAAGTATAAAAAAGGTGGATTATTAGCATTTTTATTAAAATTGGATGCACATATTAATCCGCAGAACGGTTCGCAGAAGATATTAATTAAAGCTATTTTGGATCAGTTGGAATCTATTGATGATGCAAGGTCTGTTAAAATGATTCCACTCGGAAAAGGATATTCAATAGAGACGCTTAAAAGCCCGCTAGACGATGAAAAGACCCTAGCATATCTAAATGTATATAAGAAGGATTTAGGTAAGTTTCTGGGCGTAAATGTGGACACATATACAGCTTTAATTAAGGAAGACCTTGAGCAAGCAATGATGTATTTGCATAACAAAGCAGTTAGACCAATAATGAAAAACTTTGAAGACCATTTGAGTCTTCTTTTTTTCGGCAAAAATTCGGACAAACGTATTAAATTCAAGATAAATATCCTTGATTTTGTTACTTATAGCATGAAAACAAACATTGCTTACAACATCGTTCGAACTGGTATTACATCGCCAGATAATGTAGCGGATATGCTTGGATTCCCTATGCAAAATACACCTGAATCACAAGCGATTTATATTTCAAATGACTTATCAAAAATTGGTGAGAAACAAGCCACAGATGATTCATTGAAGGGAGGTGATGGAAATGGCAAAGACAAAGGAAACACGGACATTTGATATCACCGGTCTTCAAACAAGAGATGCAACCGAAAATGAATCGAATGTAATTAGTGGTTATGCAGCGGTGTTTAATTCGCCAACAAATATTAGTGATTGGTTTACTGAAACAATTGCACCTGGTGCATTTAGTAGAGCTATTTCTGAAAATGGTGATATTCGCGCGTTATTTAATCATGATTGGAGCAATGTATTAGGACGAACAAAAAGCGGTACCTTGCGTTTAGAAGAAGATGAACGAGGGTTAAAGTTTGAAGTGGATCTCCCTGATACAACTATTGCAAGTGATTTAGCTAAAAGTATGAAACGCGGTGATATAAATCAGTGTTCATTTGGTTTTATCGCAACTGAAGAAACCTGGGACTATTCAGTTGAACCAGCATTGAGAACTATCCATGAAGTTGAATTGTTTGAAGTATCGGTGGTTAGTATTCCAGCTTATGGGGATACAGAAGCCTCTGTCAGAAGTAAAGAAATTGATAGAGAAGTAGAACAACGAAAAAAAATGATTAAACAAATAAATCAAATCTTGGGGGAAAAATAAAATGAACAAACAATTATTATTAGCACTAAAAAAACGAAATAAAGAAAGATTAACAGAATTACGTACAAAAATCGAAAGTCCAGAATTACGTGCTGAAGATTTAACGGCAATTCAAGAAGAGATTGATGAAATTAATAAGCAATTACAGGACGTTGCTGATGAATTAGCAAATCTGGAAGATGATGGTGAAGGTGACGAAGGCGACGAAGAAGGAGATGAAGGTTCTGGCGATACTGGTGCTGAAGGCTCTGGTGAAGGTGGAGAAGGTCGTAATGGAAATCCTGAGGGCGGAGAACAAAGATCTGGTTTAACTCCGGAACAACGTCAAGCAGCAATGTCAGCTATTGCAACAGGTCTTTCTACTCGAGGACATAAAACTACTAAAAAGAAAGAAAAAGAAATTCGTTCAGCATTTGCTAATTTTGTAGTTGGTCGAATTAGTGAAGCTGAAGCACGTTCACTTGGCATTGAAGCTGGGAACGGATCCGTAACTATTCCAGAAGTAATTGCAAGTGAAATTATTACGTATGCTCAAGAAGAAAACTTATTACGTAAATATGGAACAGTTGTAAGAACAGCAGGCGATGTAAAGTATCCTGTACTTGTGAAGAAAGCTGATGCAAACGTACGTAAAAAAGAACGTGGTGCATCTGATGAAATCACAGAAACAGCAATTGAGTTTGATGAAATTCTATTAAGTCCAGCTGAATTTGATGCACTTGCTACTGTAACTAAGAAACTTCTTAAAATGACAGGTGCACCGATTGAACAAATCGTTGTGGATGAGCTGAAAAAGGCTTATGTACGTAAAGAAACAAACTATATGTTTAATGGTGATGACAAGGACAATGAAAACCCTGGTGCATTAGCGAAAAAAGCTGTGAAATACTTTGAATCAGAAGCAATCGATATTAACACAGCAGGCTATTCTCAAAAAGTGCTTCAGCAACTAGTGAAATTAAAGGGACAACCAGTTACAGAAGTATTAAAAAAATCTATGTGGATTGTTAACCGTGCAGGATTAACTCTATTAGAAGGTATGACAGATACGACTGGTCGTCCGTTGTTACATACGGCTGTAGATGGTGTAGGTTATAAATTACTCGGTCATAATTTAGATTTTACAGATGCAGCAGACGGAACTGATCCAACGAAACCAGTATTCTATTTTGGTGATTTCAAAGCCTTCCACATTCAAGATGTTATTGGAGCAATGGAATTACAAAAATTAATTGAGAAGTTTTCTGGTACAAACAAAGTTGGTTTCCAAATCTATAACTTATTAGATGGTCAATTAGTTTATTCTCCATTCGAGCCAGCTGTTTACCGTTATGAAGTTGGTGCGACTAAGCCAGGTGCTTAATATGGATGAATTAATTGAGAAATTAAAATCTCATATTCATTGGGAAGAGGGCATGGATGATTCTTTGCTCTCTTTTTATATTGAGCAAGGTCAACGATATGTAAAAAAAGCATGTGGAAGAGAAGTAGAATACCTAGTCATTATGTGTGCAGGTATTTTTTATGAATATCGTGTAGCTGAAAAAGAATTAGAACAAGCTTTGGATGCTTTGACACCATTCTTTGTCCAGGAGGTTTATGATGCCGAAGAGGAAGACGAATAAACTCAAATGGATGGGTGATTTACTCAAATTAGGAGAGAAGATTGATCCAGACACAGACCGTGTTGTGATGGGGTATCCACTAGAACGGAAGATTCGTTATAACAACATTGGAGTTACGGCCACTGACAAATTCACGACAAAAGATACAAATGAAATTGTAAAGAAAATTGAAGTTCGTATTGATCGTGACATTGAAAACAATCAAAAGGATTACCGTGTAAAAGTTGGTGGTCGTATTTACGATATTGAACGAATTTATGTAAAAGAAGAAGACAGATTGATGGAGGTGTCATTGTCCTATGCAAATTAGTTTTGAAGAGTTGCGAATCCTTATGAAAAAATCAGGTATCCCAGTATATCGTGATGAAGCTCCTTCAAAAGCTAAGTATCCGTACATTGTGTATGAATTTGTGAATGAGCAACAATTAAGGGCATCTAATAAAGTTTTAAAATCAATGCCGATGTATCAAATTGCTCTTATCACAAATGGCACTGAAAAAGATTACGAACCGTTAAAGGCTGTTTTTAACGAAGCAGGCGTGTCTTATTCTCAATTTGATGGAATGGGATATGACGAGAATGACGACACTATCACGCAGTTTATAACGTATGTGAGGTGTATTCAGTAATGGCTTTTAACAACAACGGTTTTGCTGATGCTTTGGAAGATATCAATACATTACTTAGGGTTAACCAAAAAGTAGAAAAACAGTTTTTAGAAGAGGCAGCCAATTACTTTATTAATAAGTTAAAACCAAAAATTAAATTGTCCAATAAGAACAAGAAAACACATTTAAGAGAAAGTTTGAAAGTCGTTGTAAAAAATGATCGTGTATCTGTGGAATTCGAAGATGAAGCTTGGTATTGGTACCTATATGAAAACGGTCATAAAAAAGTAAATGGTAAGGGCCGTGTGAAAGGTAAACACTTTGTACAAAACACTTTCGATGCAGAGGGCGACAAGATAGCAGAAATTCTAGCTCAAAAAATAATAGATAGAATGTGAGGATGATATATATGCCAATCGCAAACAAGGAGATTCAATATAGTGTAGGTGTGGAAGATTTATATCTATGCATGATGGCAGGAGATGAATCCACTGATTCACTTCCTACTTATGAAGAGGACATTTATAAACAAACAAATATTTCAGATTTAACGATTTCTACTACATCTACTAATTTTACAAAATGGGCTTCAAATAAAAAAATCATTAACATCGTAAAAAATACGGCATTTGGATTAGCTTTTAATCTTGCTGGTCTAAATCGTGAGGTTAAGGATAAAATCTTTGCTAAACAAAGAACAAAAGGTGTTTCTTTCGAAACAGCTAAAGCGAGAGAGTATCCTAAATTTGCGGTCGGTGTTGTATTTCCGTTGAATGATGGGACAAAACTTGTACGTTGGTACCCAAAATGTACAATAGCACCCGCAGAAGAATCTTGGAAAACACAAGGTGATGAGATGACTGTGGATGACATTGCTTACACAATTACAGCTGATCCATTGTTATTTAATGATGTTACACAAGCAGAATTAGATACTGGTGCAGCTGATGCTAAAGGTATTAAAATTGAGGACTTCTTGAAACAAGTTATTTGTGACGAGTCTCAATTAGCTACATTAGGCACAGGAACAGGACAACAATAGGAGGGATAATATGGCACGTTTAAGTGATTTAGTTAACGTTAATATAAATGTAAATGCAATTAAGATACAAAAGGTTGAAATTCCAGTTGTTTTCACATTTGAATCATTTCCTTATCTAGAAGAAGCATTTGGGAAGCCGTACCATGAATTCCAAAAAGAAATGAATGATATGTTAGAAACGGGAACTGTTACGATGGGGAAAAGAGAAATTCGATTGATGTATATACTGATTTACACAATGATGCGTACTGGAGGAACAGAGTGTACTTTAGAGGAAGTTAAAGGCTCTATTCCTTTAAATGATTTACCTGGTGTATTCCAATCTGTGTTTGAAATCTTTAATAATCAAGATTTCCAAGATGAAGATATGGAGAAGTTGAAGCAAGAAAAAAAGTAAAAAACATACTGAATAAAAATAATGAATCTCAGTCCGAATTGGATTGGGATTTTTATTTTTATGTCGGTAATACGTTGCTTGGTTTAAGTATGGATGATTTTTGGAAAATCACTCCTAATCATTTTTTAAAACAATACATCATGCATCTCCGATACAACAGTCCAGATTCGTTAGTTGAGAAGAAGCCGAAACAAATCTACACGTTAGATCAGACACCATTTTATTGATAAGTGAGGTGAGAAAATGGCAGGGAATAATAAAGAAAGAAACGTCGTTCTTAATTTCAAGATGGATGGACAAGTTCAATATGCTAACACATTGAAACAAATAAATATGGTCATGAATAATGCAGCAAAGGAATATAAGAACCACATTGCAGCAATGGGCCAAGATGCTACCGCGACTGATAAATTAGCAGCTGAAAAGAAAAAGTTAGAAATTCAAATGGAAGCAGCTAAAAAACGTACATCGATGTTGCGTTCCGAATATCAAGCGATGTCTAAAGATACAAATACAACAGCTGAACAACTTAATAAAATGTACGGTAAATTACTTGATGCAGAACGTGCTGAAACGACTCTTAATACCGCAATGAAACGAGTGAATGAAGGTCTTTCAGAACAAGCAATTGAAGCGAGAGAAGCACGTGGGACTTTAAGCGATTTACAAGAGAATTCAAAGAAACTTGAAGCTGAACAAAAGCGTTTAACAAGCTCATTCAAACTTCAAAATGCCGAACTAGGAGCAAATGCTAGTGAAGCGGATAAGTTAGAATTAGCACAAAAACAACTACGTCAGCAGATGGAAATGACTGATAGAGTCGTCCACAATTTAGAACAACAATTAGGTGCAGCAAAGCGTGTGTACGGTGAAAACTCTACGGAAGTACAACAGCTTGAAACGAAATTAAATCAAGCTAAAACCACATTGAAGCAATTTGAGAATTCATTACAGAGTGTTGGCCGAAGTGGAGATCAAGCTGCAGATGGTATGGAGCAACTTGGTAAGAAATTAGATTTACACAATATGATGGAAGCCACTCAAATGCTAGAAGGAGTATCCCAGCAGTTAATTGAACTTGGTAAATCTACTGTGGGTATAGCAATAGATTTTGATAGATCGCAAAGGAAAATACAAGCTTCATTAGGTTTAAGTGCAAAAGGTGCAGAGAATCTCGGTAAGATTTCGAAAGATGTGTGGAAAAAGGGATTTGGTGAAAGTCTTGAAGAAGTTGATAATGCACTTATAAAAGTCTATCAAAACATGCGTGATGTTCCATACGAAGAATTACAAGGTGCATCGGAGAATGTTATAACACTTGCAAAGCTCTATGATGTGGACTTAAATGAAGCCACTCGTGGTGCCGGGCAATTAATGACGCAGTTTGGTACAAACTCTAAAGAATCTTTTGATCTAATCGCTTATGGAATCCAAAAGAATTTAAATTATTCAGATGAGATGTTTGATAACCTTTCCGAATATTCCCCTATCTGGGCTGAAATGAAATTCAGTGCTAAAGAGATGTTCGACATGCTTATTGCCGGGACTGAAAATGGATCCTACAATTTAGACCGATTACACGACGGTATGCTTGAATTCAATAACCAATTGTTGTATGGCGGTAAAGATGTAGGCGAAGCTTTTGGTGACCTTAGTGAAAAATCACAAGGATTATTTAAAGATTTTAAGGGTGGAAAAGCATCAGCTTCAGATGTGTTTAAATCCGTCATTACTGATTTAAAGGGAATGGATAACGAGGTTCAGCGTAATGTAATTGGGCAAACCTTAATGCGTACCTTATGGGAAGGTCAAGGTAAAGAAGCGATTTTAAGTTTAGGTGATATTCAAGGAGCTTTAGGCGATACAGCTGGTGCTATGGATGAAATGAAAAAGATTCAAGAAGAATCCCTTGGTCAACAGTTTCAAAAAGCATTAAGAGAAACACAAACGGCACTGGAACCAATAGGGAAAGTACTAGCCGATATAGCAAAAGAAGTGTTGCCAAAAGTAGTTGATGGGATAAAAAAGGTATCTGATTGGTTTACTAAGTTACCAGAACCAATTCAGCAGTTTATTACGGTTTTAGGTATATTAGGTACAGCATTTCTTATTTTGACACCAATTATTGCCGCACTAGCCGTTTCATTTATGGCGTTAGATGCCGCGCTATTACCTATTATTGCAGTTGTTATGGCAGCGATAGTGTGGATTACAGCGCTTGTGTTGGTAATAAAAAACTGGGGTGCCATAACCGACTGGCTTTCCGAAAAGTGGTCGCAATTTAAAGATTGGTTTGGTGAATTATGGTCTAGTTTAGTTCAAGCCTGTAGCGATGGGTGGTCTTCCACAGTTGATTATTTCTCGGGTGCCTGGTCTTCATTTATTGAAATGATGCATAGCTTTTTTGACCCGATAGGTCAGTTTTTTAGTGATTTGTGGTCAGGAATTGTCGAAACAGCGTCTTCTTGGTGGTCGAATCTTGTCATGACTGCATCTGAATTGTGGGGGACGTTAGTCCAAGCTTGGCAGGATACGTGGAATACGATACTCACCGTCTTAGATCCAATTATTTCGGCGGTATCTGTTGTTTTAGAAGCAGGATGGTTATTAATACAAGCAGGTACACAAATCGCCTGGGCTCTTATTAGTAAATATATTATTGATCCGATGGTTGAAGCGTATAACTGGTGTAAAGCCCAAATTGGGGAGCTAGTTTCCTGGTTAAATTCGCAGTGGGAAACAGTGAAATCTTATACACTTGCAGCATGGAATTTGGTAAAACAGTATGTCATTCAACCGGTTCAGGAATTGTGGAATTGGACAAAGCAAAAACTTGGAGATTTAGCTAATTGGATACTATCAAATTGGGAATCTATAAAATCCTATACGCTTACGGCTTGGAATTTGGTGAAGAAATATGTGATTGATCCAGTAACTGAAGCTTATAATTCAGCTAAGCAAAAATTTACTGATTTATATAATTCAGCGAAAGAAAAATTCGATTCTGTGAAGAATGCTGCACAAGAAAAATTTGATGCTGCTAAACGTAACATCATTGATCCAATAAAAGAAGCAGTTGGGAAGGTAGAAGAGTTTGTGGGTAAAATCAAAGGTTTCTTTGATAATTTGAAATTGAAAATCCCTAAACCTGAAATGCCAAAGCTTCCACATTTCAGTCTACAGACTAGTTCTAAAACAATTGCAGGTAAAGAAATCTCTTATCCATCTGGTATTAATGTGGATTGGCGTGCTAAAGGCGGTATCTTTACTCGTCCTACTATCTTTGGCATGAACGGTGGTAACTTACAAGGTGCAGGAGAAGCTGGTCCAGAGGGCGTTTTACCTTTAAACGAGAAAACACTTGGTGCAATAGGGAAAGGAATTGCATCTACGATGCCACAACAAAGTAATGACCGTCCAATTATTTTACAAGTTGATGGAAGAACATTTGCGCAAATCACCGGTGATTATACAGATCATGAAGGTGGAGTAAGAATCAGAAAAATAGAAAGGGGGCTGGCGTAGATGCTATATGGTATTAAATTTGATGGAAAACATTCATACAATGACATGGGGTATACTATGCCAGCTGAAAGGGATATTGGCTTTCCTTCAAAGGAAAAGATAGTTGTTCAAATTCCATTTTCGAATGTGGAATATGATTTCAGTGAATTGTATGGATCGCAAACTTATAGTCCGAGGGAATTAAAATATCAATTCAATGTTTTAAGGAGAGGTAATTACACTCCACAAGCAATGCAAATTGAAAAAACAAAGTTAATTAATTGGCTCATGAATACTAATGGTCGAAAAAAACTTTATGATGATACGATTCCTGGTTACTACTTTTTAGCTGAATTAGAGAGTGCAGCTGATATTCAAGATGATTGGGAAACAGGAACTTTAACAGCTACATTTCGAGCCTATCCTTTTATGATTGCGGAATTAAGTGAAGGTCATGATATTTGGGATAGTTTTAATTTCGATTTAGATGTGGCGCAAGTAACAGAATTTAAAGTGAATGGGACATTAACTGTTGCGTTAATAAATAATGGTACTCCAGATGTTGTGCCAGAGGTTAAAGCATCAAGTCGAATGAAAATCACAAAAGAAGGGGCTACTTACTCCATCTTATCTAGCGTTACAAAGAATAGTGATTTTGTACTTAAATCAGGAGAAAACGTACTTAAAATTAATGGTTATGGTACAGTTTCATTTCGTTTTTATAAGGAGCTGATTTAATGTACAAAGTTACGATTAGTAATGATGGCGTGGAGACATTAATTCATAGTGCTCATGTGGACGGTATAAAATTGGCTTCAGGTGTAATAAAGAAGGAAATTAATCTAATAGATTCGTTTAATTTTACTTTTCATATGAATAATCCTGGATTCAATAAAATAAGGCCATTCCGGACGCTTGTAACGGTGTTAAATACGAGAACAGGAAAGTATGAGTTTGAAGGGCGCGTATTAGGGCCAAGTAAGAACATGGATAATAGTGGTCTACACAGTGATTCTTATGTATGCGAAGGGGAACTTGGATATTTACATGATTCAGTTCAAAGGCATTTAGAATTTCGTGGAACACCACAAGAACTTTTTACAAGCATTATTGAATATCATAATTCTCAAGTAGAAGGCTATAAACGTTTTCAAGTTGGGAAAGTAACAGTTACGAATTCAACGAATAATTTATATATATACCTATCCGCTGAAAAAGATTCATTTGAGACAATCAAAGAAAAATTGATTGATAAATTAGGTGGTGAAATTAGAGTTCGTAAAGAAAATAGTATTCGATTTTTAGATTATTTACCACGTATTGGTGAAGAGAAAAATACTGAAATTCGAATTGCTAAAAATTTAATAAGTATGTCTTACGACATTGATCCAACGGAAATTATTACAAGATTAACGCCACTTGGGGCTCGAATTAAAAGTGAGGATGAACAAGCCACAGATGCTTCAGAAGCACGTCTAACAATTAGGGATTTTAATAATGGGATTGATTATATAGATGACCCTCAATTGATTAAAGAATTTGGGATTCAAGGTGGATCAGTAACTTGGGATGATGTAACAATAGCTAGTAACTTGTTTTCGAAAGGAAGAGAGTGGTTATCAAGTCAAAAAACAGCCCACGTACAATACAAAATTAGTGCGTTGGATTTATTTTTAATTGGATTTGATATCGATTCATTTGAACCAGGTAATTCCTATCCAGTTAAAAATCCAATTATGGGTATTGATGAAAGGTTGCGAGTGATTGGTAAGTCGTTAGATATTAACCATCCACAAGATGCGAGTTTGACAATAGGCGACAAGTTTAAGACGTTAAATCAATATCAAAGTGATTTAAAAAAGTCTACTCAAAGTATCAATGATTTACAGCTAACAGTGTCCCAACAAATCACTAGAATTAGTTCTCTTTCCACAAGCCTTGGAGAAGCAAAGAAAGAATTACAAACATTGAAGGATTCTGTTGGAGATGTTGATATGCAGACTGTACTTAAGTCAGTAGCAGATTTAGAAACGACTTTAAAGACAATTGAAGATGGGATGAAGGATTTACCTACAGCAGAAAATATAATGCAGATTAATAAAAATATTGGATTGATAAATGAGAGTGTTACTAGTATAGATGAAAAGGTAGGTACGATTGAAATACAAATGGGGCTAAATAGTAAGAGTATTGAAAAGGTCCAATTAGATTTACAACTGTTAGCTAATCGTGTATCTTCATTGGAGAAAGGAACGGGAGGAGTATAATGTGGCTAATATAATGAATTACCTAAATAATATTAAGACAGCCATTTATGGTAAAGAAGTCCGTTCTTCACTTGCTGATGGACTTCAGGCGGTGAATAAAGAGACCGAAAAGGCGACAGTAGTATCAAGTGAAACGAAAGGTAGACAAGATAATTTAGAATCCCGCTGGGATTTAGTAGTTTCAGAGACGACTGATGGTGCGGAAGTAATAGAATCGCGAGTTGATAAAGAAGGAAATTCCCATACCACACTAAAAAGTCGTATGGATAGTGATTTTGAAAAAACACATGAGACCATTCAAAATGTAAAAGAAACGTTAAAATCAGAGGTGGAAGACAATAAATATCAAATAGCAGTCATGAGTAGAAAT